TTACCACCTCCAACAACTGTACTTCACCAGAGAATTGTGCCAATTTACCAGGTTGTAAACTTACTGCTGGCATTGATGTGACTATAACACGCCAATTGCAATCATTACCTACAATGATACGATCCTGATTATTTGTAGAACTGAATGTCCATACATTTTGATTAGATACTGTTGTACGTGTACCATAACCGCTCTGATCAAGGAATCCACGATTAAGGGTCACTTCATATAGTAATACACCTTCTAATGCAAACACATCATATACACATACATACGGATAACGATAAGTTTCACCACCTGCGACAGAACCAGCTGGTTGTAGTATATCACCACTCTTTAAGATTGTAGTTCCAGATACAACAATTTCTGGATCAATCTCGATTGTGATCTTATTTCCAGTTGCACTCTTCATAGTAATACCAGAGAGTGGTCGTTGAGTTGTAAGAATAGCCAAATCACGAGGTGAATTTCCCATATACTCACTTAACCAAGCACTTCCAGAATTTCCACCCAATTGGATCTTCCATTCAGTATGACGATCGCGAATAAAGAGTTGTTCGATCTCTTCTCTCCAATCTCGCCATGGCATGTAGTCAACAGGTTTAACCTTGAAACTCCAAGGTTTTACTGTATTTCTAGTTTGCGTAATCAATCTACCACTACGACTTACGTTAGTAGCAACAGTATCATTGCGACTAAACTCAATGCTTTGTGCACTGTCCAAAAACTTTTGAATTGGTGTTTTATTAGATAAACCATTAAAGTTAATAGGCATATATTATCTCCTTGCTGGACCTGGGGTGCTGCGACGACCTTGTTCGACTACAGCATGAACAAAACTTGGGTCTCGTGCAAGTTGTTGTTTGAAACTCTGTGCATCCGTTGCTTGAATGCTATAACTGATTTGGTTAACTACACTTTGTGGTTGTGACGAACCACCCTGTAGATTTCCATTCGATATAATAGTACCACTACTACGAGGTACGAATAACTCAGGACCTTGCTCACCTACAATATATGGTGAACTTCCACTTACTGGACCACCATTAGCTCTGAACATACCCATGATAGAACTAAAGATACCACCGCCACCTCCGCCACCAGTTAAACCACCCATCAAACCGCTAATCATTTTCTGAGCTTGTATGCGAGCAAATTGAGCAATCATACTATTTGCAAGATCTTTAAATGATAACTTACCAGTCATAACAAAGTTTACAAGAGCGTCTTCAGCTCCTTTGCTGAAATTCTTAAATGCATCATCAGCAATTTTAGCTGCGTTAGTAGCATTACTTGCGTAGTCAGCAAGACTCTTATCCCAACCAGTACTCCATTCACGACTCTTTTCAATGAGTGCCTGTGTCTGATCGAGTTGTCCCTGATTAGCATTTGCAACCTGAGCATATATAGCATCTTTCTCTGATTGTGATACATCAGTTCCAGGAGCTAACTTTGCGCGACGACGAGCAATTTCTTGTTCAGCAAGTAGAGCATTCTGAGTTTTAATAGCAGCAATACTACGCTCATCTTCAGTCATTGTTAGTGCTGCCATCTCAGCTCGCAATCGGATACCTTCAGTCGTTGCAGCATTTTGTAAATCAAGTGCAAACTTATAGGCATCAGCTTTAGTTTGTTCTGCATTCAATTCTTTCTGCTTCTCAATAAGACCACTCATTGAATCAGCAACCTTTTGTCGTACAGCGGCTTCTTCATCAGCAGTAATAGGCTTATTACCAAGTTGTGCTTGTTTACGCTTTACTGCAGCATCTTGTTCAGCAGTAATCTGTTGTTGAATAGATGCTAACTTACGTTCATCTTCACTCTTATTGAAATCAGCAATCGCTGAATCCATACCTCTTATTTGACCTTTCATCTTCAATTCAAGATCAGCGATGTATAGTCTATCTTCTTCTAATTGTTTCAGAGTAGCAGTAGATGTAAGAATCGATGTAGTATCATCAACACGCTTGCTGATTGCATCACGCTGTTGCATCATAATACCAAGTGTAGCACCAACAGTTTTCTTAGTAGCATCATCACCTTGAGCAATCTGCATCTTGGCTTTTGAGATTTCAGCGTTGATCTTTGCAAGATCCATTTCTTTCTTTAACTTGAAATCAAGAGCACCTAAACTAGCGGCAGCTTCAACAGCTCCAACACCAACTAATTCTTGGGCAGTTTGCAATCTCTTCTTTGCTTGCTCATTAGTAAGACCTTCAAGTTTATATTGCTCTTTAAGAGCTTCAACTTGAGCTAACCAAGGTTGCTTTGCAGGTCCACCACCCTGTTCAGTATCACCAGGTTTTCTTGCATTAGTACCACCAGTCTGTAATCGTGGATCTACAAATCCATCACCACCTCGTTTACCTTCACCGCCACCAACAATAGGTTTAGCAGCAGCAGCAACATCATTCAATTTACCTGGCATCATGCCAAGTTTTTCACCAATCTTTTCCAACCACTTATACATAGTTGGAAAGTTATCTTTAACAAGAGCTTCCAACTTACCAGCTAAGAAGTCAATAGGATCTACATTAAATGCGAACTTAAATGCTTCATTAATAGCAAGAACAGCTCCTACTACTACTGCTAAACGAGCAGCAAGAGCTACTAATCCAGCAACCAATTTACCAATTGCAGCAAGTGTACCAGTCATAGCAGCAGCAAGACCACCTTGTGCAGTTGTCAGCACAGTAGTACTTGCGGTGACAACACCATTAGCTTCAGCGAGTGCAGCTTTAGCTACGGCAAGACGCCATGTTAACTTTTCTTCTACACTTAATGCAACACCTTCAGCAATAGTAGCTTCAAGTGATGCTACTTTAGCGGCAAGACCCGCAGCTCGAGCTGCAGAGTTAGCGGCAAGTGAAGCTGTGTTAGCTACGAGTGCAGTTGTTTCTAGACCAGCAGCTCCAGCACCAAGACCAAATGCTGCAGCTAAAGAACCAATCATACCAACAAGTGTTTCAATCGCTGTAGCAATACCAGCTGCAGCGATAAGACCCATAGCAACTGCAAGACCTTTAGCAGCAATTTCAGCATTTCCAGATTGTGTGATAAACGTAGCAAAATCAGCTAATGAATCTCCAAATAGATTTACAAACGCATCCTTGATTTTTTGAGCACTCTGTTCAAGTTTCTTATTAGCTTCATCAAGGTTCTCTACCTTAGTAGCCATACTAGCCATTGTACCATCAGCAGCTGCGATACCAGATGAGAGATCATCCCATCTACCAGTTAGTTGTAATGCACTCTTACCAAGAACATCGGTAGCAGCACGAAGCATTTCAGTACTACCACCACTCTCTTGCATTGTACGAGAAACTACCTGCAGTTTCTCAGCGAGAGTCATCTTACTCAACTGATCAGCATTAATACCAAGTTTTTCGAATGCAGCTTGTAATCCAGCACTTCCACCCTGAGCTTCATCAGCACTCAGCGCAAGATTGTTAAGTGTCTTTTGCATTTGCTCAGAACTTAAACCAGCTTTATCGAAACCAGCTTTCAATTCTAGAGTAGACTCTATTGAGAGACCAAATGCTGTACTCATATCTTTAACAGCACTACTTGTATTAAAGATGTTTGTCAGGAATGTCGCCATTCCAATACCTGCAATAGCGGTTGCAAGATTACCAGCACTTCCAGCTACTGATGATAGACCACTATTCAACTTCGCCATATTAGTAGTGACACCACCAATATGTGTATTCAAATTCTTAAGTGCATCAGCAGAAGTGTTTGCACTCTTCTCAAGAGTTTTTCCAAATGTGTCAGCACTATCAGTTGCTTTTTTAATTGCAGCTTGATATTGCTTATCATCTAGAATGAGGGCAGCTTTAATACTACTCATATCATTTATCCTTTTTCTTGGCTATTTCTTTATCCATAGCCTTTTGTAGAAACTTTTCAGCTTCTGCTGACATACCACGAGGTGCTTGAGGAGAACTGCCGCTCTCAAGTTTATCTGCATATGGATAGTTTAGATCAATGCTCTTACCTCGTAGATGTGTAGAACGACGAGCATTACCCGTTCTGATTGGTGTCACATCAACAAAATAATTATATGTATCTTTAATGACTGAATCTGGAATCTTAGCAACACCCTGTAAGTGTGCACCTAAATCCGATTTTATATTAACTCTTAGCATTCTTAAACCTTTCCACTTTCTCTAGGAGAACAGATGTTGGTATTTCATTTGGATCCTTAAGCCCTCTTGACTCTCGATCCTTCGCAGCTCTATAACTGGCAGCAGTATCAAACACGAACAAATCTATTGTGGAACTACTCTCAAGTATTCTGCTAGGCAGACAGCCGTAGCGTTCTGCCATTGCATCTAATACTAGGATGTAGTTTAACTCAATGCTACCTTCTACAACTTGTTCGTTGGTCACTTTCCCAGTTGTTCAATAACCTTCTGAATTGCTGCACTTGTCACATCAGGAGGTAGTACCATACCATCACCGCAGATTGAACGACCTTTTTCATCAAGAATCAAATCATTAATAAGTGCAACAGCACCTGTATAATCACTATTTAACTTAGTAGCAATTTGAACAAATAGATCCATTGGTTGGCGGTCATAGACATAGAAGTCTAGAGCTTCACCATACTTCTCAATAATTTCTGGAGTATCTAACTCAATCTTAATCAACTGTGGCTTCGCTGCCAATTTACTTAAACTCTTACTCATCACAAATCTCCTGTTTTAGGTAATGTACAGCACTTAAGAGAAACTTCATACGACTCTCAGCCTGCATCAAATCTTTTTGAGCACACCTAATCTCAGCCGAAGCTTTTGCTGCTTCAGCAATGAGACTTATAATAATATCTTTTCTTGAATGTTCATCAAAAATCATGGGTATCTCCAAATCGTGTACAAAGTTATTTATACAAAACAAAAGGAGCCGAAGCTCCTTTTGTTTAGAGTGTAGTACTCTATTAGGCCATTGTACCAGCAACATAGTTGCCGTCAATTTCAAGACCGATTGGAGATACCCAAACTGGAGAATCAGCAGAAACTGCTGGAGCTACGTTTGAGAAATAACCAGTTGCCATTACATAGCGGTCACCAGTACTTAAACCAGATAAACCAATAAGAACGTCAACACGAGTCTTCTTGTTAGACATACCGAAGATACCTTCTTCAGTTGCTGTACCAGTTGCCTCATTCTCAGCACTTGGATCAGTACCGAAGAATGTTGCTGGATCTAATACAAGGTTTCCACTAATAGTGTTAGAAGAAACAGATGTCACAACTTTTTCAGATGCTGTATCTAATTGTTTCCAACGGAAAGTAGAAGGTGTATTAGTAATTGTAATGTCCTGTAAGGCAGGTACTTCTAGAGTAGCAGTTGTCACTGCACCAGTTGCGTAGAAATCAGCAACAGCAGGTGCTGTTCCATCATTAACACGAACTAGAACTCGTACAAAGTCTGCACTTGAGGCTGCGTTGATGTATGCCATCTTTAATTGCTCCTTAAGCGATGTTATTGTATCTATACTCAAACTCATAGATCATCGTAGATCCATCAATAGTTGTAGTATAATCAAACTCTTTTCTGAAAGAGTTTGGAATGGATGCTTCAGTTCGTGCGTTAGCAAGAACTGTTAGTGCACTGTCTAAATCAGCGTTTCTATTTTTAGCATCAACAGTTAGATAACCTTTAATCGTAAACTGTTTCTCAGAAATGTCTGGACCGTTAAGTAGGGCCAGTAATTGTGTAGTGGTGCTCTCTGGTTCAGCGAGATAGACTTTACGAGCATTCTTAACATATAGAGGTGTACCACTATCTTCGAATGGAAGTTCCATCGATACCTTAATAGTACCAGACAGATTCGCAGATAGATATGTTAGAAGTTCTGTTCTCATCTTACTCTCACCAAATTAAGTTTAACTGGACTCTTTTCAGCGGTTTCGATAGTATCGTCACCGTCAAAATCATACCAATCACCACTCTCAACTACTTCTTTGAATAGTTTACTATACTGATCACTGAAGTATTTCATCTTTACGACGCCACTATCAGTTTCATTACCGAAATCAGCAACTCGCGGATATACATATTCAGCTAACGCAAAATAGATATTTAAATCCTTGAATTCCTGTTCTCGACCGTTGATGAGTGTAGGATCTATACTTGGTAAGCGTCGCATATCACGCTGGAGTGAAGCATCTCGACCAAATACATACTCTTTCCACCAATCAGTATTACGAAGTTGTGTAAGGATACGCATACTCGCTTCTGAGAGTAGCTTCTCAATTTCAACTTCAGTTAAATCTTCATTGACTTCGAATAGGCGTTGATCACGACTCTCAACTTCGCTGAAATCAGCAAAGCTAATGAATGTACTATTATTATAATTGAAACTCATCGTGATCTTCTCGCGTTATCTAGATTAGGCTACCAAGTCAACGTTCATAATAAAGCCATAAGCAGAATTAAGAACGGAAGCACCAGCAACAGCTGTAAGAACAATGTCAGTAGCACGAGCAGCAGCTTGACGTTGTGTCTCTAAACCGATTGTACCACGCATTGCATGACCAATAGCAGATGGAGCGAATACTGCGCAAGTAGCAACACCAGTTGTACCGTTGTAAGGTACTAATGGAGACTCAACAACTGTGCAACCAGCAAATTGTGCAATGAAGTAGTTCTGCAAGATAGAATCAGCAGTAGCACCAGAAGCTGTGTATGAATCTACAGCAGTAAGGCTCTTCTTCAATTTAGCTGCAACTTTAGGGTGTAGAACAGCTACGAAACCACCACTTAACTTGTTTGTACGCAAGTCAGCAACGCGATCCATAATGTCGTCTTTACCGAAGTTAGCAACCGCAATAGCAGTAGCAGAACCACCTAAGCTAGAGAACTTAGAGAATGCTTGTGTGTCCATCGATTCAGCGATAGCACGACCACTCTGATCACCAAGTTGAGCCATAACGTTGCTGTAGGCAGAGTCACGCAACATGTCAGTGACACTGTGCATAACAACGTGTTCAGTCAAGTTGATGTCAACAGAACTTGTACCAGTGTTTTTAGGAGTAGCAGCAGCCTCATCAGTGATGATTTGAGCTGTGATAGAATCCCAAATTGGAACAGCTAGAGTTTTACCAGTGTTTAGTGGTGCATCGAACACTGTCACTAACTGGCGAGCAACGCTTTGCTCGTAAGCAGCGTATTGAGCTGCTGTGATTAACTTACCGAAGAGTTCTTCGTTTGTGGCTGTAGTATTTGCCATGTTATAATTCCTTTATTAAAGGATGCCTTTCTTAGCGGCATCTGCATAGATTTTTCTATGTTCTGGATTTCGCATATCAAGTTTGTTAATGTCCAATTTATCCATTGATGCAGCGACACTACTCTTAGTAGCACTAGTCGATGGACTAGGTTGAACGAAATGTGGATTTGAATGTAGCCATTCACCTACAAATGATTCAACAGACAGAGGACGACCAGCGTCATCGTATCTTACTTTACCTTCGTTGTCCAAAACTTCTGGTTCTCCATCAACATTTAATCGCAAATTATTTCTAATAAGACTCTTAACCTGATTTGGATTAACAGCACGAAGTTTAGCAGCTGCGTCAATGATAGGACTATTTAACTTAAACTCTTCAATGACTCTATCCCTCTTCTGAATCTCTGCGTCCTTCTTGGCCGCCATCTCCTGAAGAATTTTATCAAACTCACCCCGCTTCAGTGCAAGATCTTGCTCGCGTTTTGAATGTTGAGCAATGATATCACGAACAGTATCTGGATCTCCAAGATCCTCATACTTAGACAATACTTTCTTGGTAATCGCACTCTTAGTACGAGCCATCATATCATCTACTTCGCGTTGTGAATAAGTTTTTTCAGCCTGAGTATTTGATTCAGTTGTTGCCTCAGTTGCATCAACATTGCCAATGTTTGTATCGGTCATTGTGTCCTTTGCCGGGTCTTAGCCGTATGGTTAATGTGAGCTCGTAGTGAACTCATAGTTTTATTTATACTTCTGGAATTGTACCTATCACTCTTCGTCTGAAATATCGGTTTCCACTTCACTTACATCTAGAACTTCAGGTACAGGAGAGGTTTCTTCGAAGTCAAGACCAAGTAGAACAGCGATCTGAGTATCAATAGCAGAGGCTAGATTTACATCAGTGACAGCAGCTTTTGCAGATACTAATCGTTGTAGTTCATTATCAGTATTACGAATAGCAAAGTTAGATGGATACTCAATCTCACCGTCCCACTGTAAGCCGTAGTAGTATGCAATCCATTGCCAAATACCTTCTTCAGCAAGTTCTAGGTTATCAGCAAGAGAACTTAGACGAGCATTTAGCAACTGGAAATCAGTTTCAATTGCGATACCGCTCATCTCACGAGTTTCTGTAGCACGAACACTTCCAACGTTTGTCATTGAATCAATCATTTGACGGCGTTGTGCAATAGAATTATAGATAGACTCTACACTTGCACCAGAGAATTCAAGTACATATGGTTTTAGATTAGGATCAAGATTTTCAGGCAATCTAATAAGTGCACCTGCTCCAGTGCCAACCTCAGTTTCTCCAGTAGCTACTAGAGATGGATGCGAATCAAGACGAATACTCTGTTCTACTTCGCTCATCTCATTATATTCTGCACGTTGTTGATCTGCTACATCGCTAATGATTGATAGACCTACACCACGAGTTGGTGATCGTTCGCTATAAACAAGAACGAATGGAATGACACCTAAACCATTTACTTCCTCGTAATAGTCAGTTGCCTCTTCTCGATCTAGGGCGATTACTGTAGTAGATATAATATCTCGTGTCCATTCTTTAATAGTTGTTGATGTATCATTCATCTCTTCAATGTATCGGATCATAGAGAGTGAATAAGAACCATTAGCACTGCGACTCCAGGTCCAATCAACTACAGAGAGTGGAGTGAGTACAGACATATAAGGACGCACTCCAGCAGCGATCTCATCAGCAGCAGTCGTAGCACCAATATCAGGTTTTGCAACTGCAACCCAGGTGTGACCAAATACCTGACTCCAGATAGCTACATCTTTCATGAATGCATTCATGCTACGCCCGTCAAGGTCAGCGTCTTCAAGAATAAGTGGTGTAAATTGAGAAGTCTCTAAACTGCCGAGATCTCTGTCTGGTTCTTCACGAAATAGGAATGAGATGTATAGACTAATAATACTCTTACACTGATTATCAAGTGGAGTGTTGATTAGTCGTTGGTTGTAGTCACTATCACTCTCAAGTTGATAGCGTGTAAGATATGCACCTTTACGATACTCATCTCCACCTACATAGGAGTTTAATAAGAATAACCATCTATCACGGTGTCGTGTGTATAGATAGTTTTTTGTTGTTGCTCTATTGTAAGCAGCTGATAGAATTTCATTCATGTGTTTGTTCCTCTTTTTATTTATGCAATGCATGACCGAATCGTTGAGGTGCAGTCGTAGTACCTTTATTTATAGGATATAGGAATTGGATCATGTAAGTAAGAGCATCGCAACCATGGTCCCATCCACTGTCCTTGTCAGGAATCATAGTACCATCTTTATATGCCCAGTTTTTAAGACTCTTAATAGTCTTTTTGCAGGATGGATCTATAGTAAATCGTGTAGTACCATCAGTACGTAAGAAGAACAACGAATTTCCAGTGTTAATACGATCTCTCACAAGTGGATGTTGACGATGATAGCGTGTTGTAAACCCAGCCATTTCAAGTAGGCGTATGTCAGTGTTTCCACCAGCACTTGTCTTACGCTGAACACCAGCAGGATCTGGAAATACGGTAATAGGATTTGTTGGATAACGATTACGAATCTCTTGTATTACTTCACTTGTATTACTATTGTCAATGTAGATCTCATCTGCGATCTCAATGCCAGCGCGAGTTTGACGACCAATAACAGCACTCATTGGAGTGTTGTTAAAGTCCATACCAATACAGAGTGGTTCATGTGAGGATAGTGGAGCTACTTCACGAATGTTATGCTCACCGAATTCACCAAAGATAACACCAGCAAAATTGACCCAAGTTGCTTCGTATTCCTGTTGGAATACCTTTGGTGATAGGTCACTTCGTGCAGCTTCAATTTCTTCTGCATCTACGAATCCACCTTCAGCAGTAGTGTATGTATAGGATACCCAACCCTTTTTAGTGAGATAGTTATCATAGAGATCTCGTGCAGCCTGATTACCAGCTTTAGGAGTGCCAATAAAGAGAGCACTACCAAGTTTATCCGATAAAGATGGTCGCAGAATCTGGTGCCATACTTCATCGAGATCTATATCGCAGAATTCGTCTATGCAGATAAAGTTAAGAGATTCACCTCGTAAATTATCACCCTGTTCAGCAGACTTTAAACAGATCTTGCTGTCATTCTTTAGGGTAATAATCAACTCACTCTCATTAACACTCTTTACCCAGTGTAGAGATACGAGTTTCTTTTTTAGTTTACTCCATACTAGAGATTTAGCCTGTTGTCGACTACCTGTTAGGTACCATACATTAGAGTGTGGTACCGAAGCAAATCGTGCAAGTTCTCTCATTGCAAGAAATGTCTTACCACCTCGACGACCAGCAACGACTACTCTGAATCGTGTTCTATCGTTAGCAATAAGTTCTTGCTTTGCACTTAACGGCATAGTGTATCATTGATGCTATCCACTGCTGCTGCCAATTCGGTTGGATGTAGATAGAATTCTACTGGTGTGAGATCTATATCACCACACTCACGCCAAAACGCTACTCTTACTGTTTCCTGATCTATCCAAGTTGTAGATAGATGTAGTATATAATCATCTTTTCTTTGTACTATCATTCTTAAGGGTTTCTAATAGAGAATATATTTCATCTATATTCTGTCTGCTTACTCCGAATAGTGAAATCCAGAATAGCGGAAGTACGATCAACATACTTCCAATGAGTATTAGGCGTCGTTTCATACGCTGTCGGCGGACACATCGCTGACATCGCTGACATCATCATCTGCTGGTGCTGCATCAAATGTGTCAGTCCATGGAAGAATAGTGACCTCACCTACCATACCATTATCACTCATTCCTAACATGTTCTTTGCTAAGAAGATTTGCATTACAACATTGCCCTTCACAATAGCATTCTCTAACATCGCTCTGCGAAGACGCTGCTTTAATTGCAGACGACCTTTTTGAAGTTCATTTCTAAAGTTATACGTTAGAGTGTTGTGGGCAATGCCAAAGAAGTCTCTTATTTCAGAATCGTTGCAGCCAATCATGGCTAATTCTTCTACTTGTTCTGGCGGTACAACCGTATGATCGCGACCAACGACTTTGCCTCTAATGGTGGCTTCACCCCATTGTGGTCCATGTTTACCTTGCATAGTTAAATTCCTTTTCTAAATCTTATTTATATATTCTATAGTCATGAGTTCAGCTACTCGTGGGTATTGAATATAGAATAGGAGATGATCTTCTTCTTCTAGAAGAAATGAATACATATGTAGATCTACATCATAGAAGCCTTCTTGTGCGAATTGATTAAAGAATGCTATACATCCAATGGTATCTTCTAGAGGATGATTTTTAGTATAGGCATCTACATGTAGAATACATCTTAACAAATTGGAAGTTTGTGGATATAGTGGTGAGTTGGATTCACACATTGAAGGTTCCTACAGGTTGATTTAATAAATGTACCATCAATACTCTCGTTGTGGAGATGCATGTATGCTAGGCGTCGAGCTTGAGTCATCTGATTAGTACCTCTCTTATAGGCACCAAACAGGGCTCCAGCAGGATGATAGGCACCATTCCAAACCCAACAATCTGTTTGTGGATCTACAGTATATTTAGTTGCGAAGTTCTCGTGACTCCAACTCCAGTCTCCTACTGTGGTATCAATTTTTCTTTGTGCTGCCATAAATTCTTTCTAACAGATCTGGATTACTCTTGAATAGGTGATATGTACTTACAGCAAGAGTATCAACAACTTCTTCAGAGAGATCCAGATGTAGAGTTTTTTCCATCACATGAAATAACTCATGAAGAAGTGTTATAGAGGTCGCTTCTTCTCTTTGATGAGATACTATACTAATAGTATAATCTGTTGGATCACACAGTCCAACCCAGTCAAGGTGGGTGTCTAGTTCGATGTCCTGAATTTTCCAGTTTTGGCTCATGAAAGAGAAGTAAGTTATCATATGTTTATTTATCTGTTTGACCCGGAATCTTCTTGTGAAGATAGGAGACAGCAAAACTGCTGTAGTTGATAAGATCACGGAATGAGTCTTCAAGTGCTTCGTTTTCTGGTTGAACACCACTCTCCATTAGTGATCGTATACGCAGCATTTTAGCGTGGCAGATATCATAGATACTCTGCAGTCCGTGTGGATAGTAGTCTATTTGCTTCACAGAGGATGCTGCATTCTGATAGTCATGAGCTTTCTTTACTTGTAGTGCAATACATTCTCGTAGCACTGTACAAGAATAGTTTTCAGTTGTATTATTTTCCATCTTTATTTCCTTTGGTGTTCTTCCTGGGTGGGGTGTGGTGTAAGGTTGCATATTCTTCGATAAACTTATAGTGACGTGAGTATACATGCAAGTTCTGTACTTGCCAATGTAGAGTACCACGAGAGATCTTCAAATCTTTGCAGAGAAGATCCATAACATGTAGTTGCCATGCACGATCATTCTTATAACCATACACAGCATCGTTAGATCGCATTTGAACTACTGCATGTAGTAGATTATCACGAATATAATATGATACTGCATTAGTACAAACGAAATCACTCATACCGTCTGTATAGTAATCATAATGCATGGATGGTCGTGTATAGATCATGGTAGCACGACGAGAAGCGGGATTGGTTTCAAGTTCTTGTCGTACTCGTAGATATTGACGGCCGTTTTGCGGTGACCAAATAAGATAACCGTAGTTTGAGTTAATCATACCCGCGGGTGATGCTACTGATTTCCAGATAGTTGGTGCGCCACCAGGAAAGTCATTTACATTTCGTGAATTGCTCTCATACCAAGAGATTTCACGATCAATATAGTTTTGGTCAGGAGTACCAAAGATTGCGGCTTCATCAGCTTCAAAAGAGGCACCGAGTATCTCAACTGTAGGATTCTCGGTACCGACTTTATAGGCATCAGAGAATAGTTTTCTGATGTCTTCTACTTTCATTCGAATAACTCGCTGTATCGTGGTGATTTTGCGACTGCAACGGTTGCTGTAGTTTCTGGACGTTCTTCTACTTCATGTAGGAATTCGTTATCGATACCGTATCGTTTGAATTGCTTACTCCACCATTGTAGTTGTGCCTGACTCAGATTAACACTCTCACCATTAAACTTCCACCATTTAAATGGCTTTGTTGTATTGTTAATCACATAATCAAGAAATCGTGTATCTGCTTCGTCCTGACACAGATGTCTGAACATTGGTTCAATCTTATCAAAGATCTTGTACGGTGCGTATGTATAGTTATCAGTATCTTTACATGTTGAGAGATATTCACCATCACAATTGAAGTGTAGGTCAATCATATTCAGAGCAGATTCAACGAGTTGAGTTGTCTGTTGTTTTGATAACTTGTGATAGTCAAATTCGCGAATGACTTTGTTATCTGTATTATTAGCTCGTGTATTTGTGTTCATTTTTAGTTTTCTCTTAAGTGTTATAGATTTTGGAGAACAGACCAACATTATCGGCATGTTGAGGTGCCCTCCATCCTTCTGGCTTTACCAGATCTGGCAGATTGCCAGGTTGTGGTCGTGTATTCTTTACACCAACCACTTTACGCATGTTTGCATCGAGTACTCGTTTCCATGCGAGTTGTGAATCAACTCCATAGAGATGTAGTGTACCAATAGCAATCACACATAAATCAATAAGTGCATCAACAGCATCGTCGCCGTTATCTGCATCTTGTAGTTCTTGTAGTTCTTCTGCTAAGAAGTCAATACGAAAGTTTAAGAACTTCTGCAGTTCTTCTGAGTTCATTTCAGAAATATCAAAGCCGTAATGCTGATGCATTGCAGCTATATCATCATACCAAGTGTTCATGTTTATCCTTTATTTATATTTATATTATACAATAATCGAGTTGTATAGTAAACATTTTTATGCAAATATATCGTCAACAACAGAATTTCGTTGAGAACTCTTATATGCTTTTTTACAGAGAAGAGTGACATTGATTTTCTTCTGTCCTTTCCATGGTCCACTTTTCACATCTTTTTCAGACATCTTTACGAAGTCTGGCCATAGTGCTGCAAGTTTTCTTTGACTCTCATTATGTACATCAATGTTTCGCCATGTAGAACATCCACCAGCTGAATTTGTGCCACCAACTGAAGCAAGAAAGTCGTATGATATTCTATTCTGTATTCCAGCTGTGAGTGTTTGTAGTACTACATCAAGATCTTCACCTGCTGGTACTCGTGTCCAATCAAGTGGATGAGTAAGATTTGCGCTGAACCACCAATTAGTCATAATACGACCATTATCACTGAATGGATCAGGAGGTGGTGGTGCCCATGTCGTACCGAGACTACAGATGGGTCTGTCACTCTTATGCCAAGAATCAACAGTTGATTCTAGAAGTTTCCAATCTTCTTCAGCTGATAGTACATACTTACCAGTTCCACGATGTGTGACTTTAATGTCGTCATCAAATACTGCATGATCGGTTCCGCGATACTCTTCCCAAATCCACTGACGAGTTGGACCAATACGATTAATGGAAGGTGGTAAGATACGCACAGATTCTGCACCAAATAGATGTATAGCTTCATCTGCTTCATGTGATTGCACAACAAAATGTGTGCGTTTCTGCACAGATTCCGGCATGTTGTTATATGTGATCTGATTGTGTAATCGACCAAGTGTAGGAATAATAAATGTTCTCATAGATATTCTGAATAGATGATTTTGTCAGCAACCCATTGTAGATGACGAATAGCTCTGCCATCAGGAACTTTACTTACAAGTTCATCAAGAGACCAACGATAACTTTCTGGTGATACAACATATAATACATTAACACCGGCTTTGACTAATCGTGATGCATACATACGAGCAGCCTCTTCAATAGCGAATGCTGCTGCAATGTTGCATCGTTTGTTGATAAACACTTCTCGATTATGTATTAGTTCTAGTGGTTCATAGTAATGACTTGCAGTATCGAAGTTATATTCGGGTAATGGAAAGTTTTTGTTAAGTTCATCGATTACTTCAGCTGTGGATGGCAACCATCCACTCACCACCCATTTATTTGCCCAACGCTCGAGGTAGGGTAGTAGTTCAGCGTTTTTGCGTAGTTTCATTTGTTTTCCATTTCTTTAATAAGTTTATCAATACCGGTTTCTGATACTGCATTTTTAGAGACTGCTGATGCAGTCTTATCGTACTTGTGTAGTAGCATATCTAAGTCAACTAAGAAATCGCTGATTTCTTCGTTGTGGACTAATACTGACAGTCGTGCACAATATAACATGTTGTCGTTTGGCTTACAGTTAAATGTCTGAAATGCTGCTGCATCAGATGCAATCGGTTCGGCACCAACTTCTGTACATAGTTTTTCGAAATCATGTACATAAATCATACGGTCGATTTCACTGTTGTTAGTCGATCTGTCTTTCGTTAACATCAGTGTCAGTTGTGGTGGCGTAGATGTGGTGAGCAGCTCACCACATTCGCGTAGTGCCAACTTAAACTTCCAATAACGATCTGCATCGTTCTGAACATCGTCAGCGATTGGCCAGTATTCGTCTGCTAGATTTTTAAAGTCGTCAGAATCGATTGCAAGAGTTGCAGCAGAACGATGTTTGCTTGTTTTTACATATATAATCATATTAAGCTCCGCGACGTTTGAAACTTACAGTGAAATAGCCGTTGTTGAAACTTACTACTTTTTTGAAATTACCACTAGAAACGCGATTCATAAACGGTATGAGGTCGTTAAAGAACTCAGTCGGAATTGGTCGAGTTTGAGGTGCTGTTTTATTTGTTGTTGCAGCAATACGAGTTTTTAAGATCTCGATATGTGCATTCGATTTTGTAATAATATCTTGCATTTAAGTTTTCCTTTAAGAGTTAAGATTTTAACAGCTGTTTTTGCAGCTGTTGATGTATTATACAACAAGTCGGTGTGTATGTACATATAGCACAAAAGTATTCAGTTTATAGTAGTAGAGTTTTTATTCCAGTAAATCCACCATGATGCAGCTACATACTCTCGCATTTCAGCTTCACTCATTCGTTGCATTTTCTCTGTTTCTGCCTTGAACTGCCATTTGTCAGCACCCTGCAGTCGTAGCAAACGATGTTGCATACGATGCAGAGTATTTCGATTTAGTGTTTCATCCATTATAGATCATACACATCAACACCTTCGTCGACGTCTGGTGTTTTGACAATAAGAGTTTTCGGTTCAGCAAGAGTAAATCGAGTGTTGTAGTTAGAGAATGCAGTTGTAAGAATGTCTTCTGCTTCGATACGAGCTGCGTCAATGAGACAATCCTCGTGAAGTGCTGCGTCATCAACTTCGATTTCGACAGTTGTTTGTACATTTACAAGAAGAATAGCCATGATGTTTTCCTTTAAGAGTTAAGATTTTAACAGCAGAACAGCTGCTGTTAGATGTATTATACATCTTTATTTATATGTTGTACACAGTTTTGTGCAACTATGTACAACTTTTTTCACACGAGAAATGTTTACTTTAGTATATGTATACTGAAGTATTACACTTCGTATTCGTCGTCAAGCGGTGGTTCTCCGTACAGCATCATAGTGTAGGTACTACTTACCCAATCGTACGGTACGCCAAGAGTTGCTGCTACAGTAGCAGGCGGTACGCCACTCTGTAGCATTTCGGTTATTTCAAGTAGCGTTTCAGAGATGCGGCTCATTTCATTAAGTCCTTTAGTTCGTTGGTGGTTGAGAGATTTTCGATAGAACGCAAGTACCAATTGCCATCGAGTTTCATTTTTACACGAGCAGTCAATTCAGCATCGATTTCGTCAGTTGCATCGACAAGGGTACCATCAATAGTCCAGCGGAACGGTGCACCAGGTTCTGGCCGACGGTGAAAGATTACACGGAATTGTGAAGTTGTAGAAGACATGATTTACCTTTAAGAGTTTAAGTTAAACAACAGCGGAATTGCTGTTGTTAGATAGATTATACATCAGTTTTTATACAATGTACATATAGCACAAAAGTATTCATTTAGTAATGTAGCCAAGTGTATGTCCAGTAGGATCTGTAATCCGCAACCGACCTGAAAAAGTACCGTATCTACAGAAGTCTGGATTCTTGTAATCTGCTGGACGACCCAATTCTCGTTTGCGTTCAGGACTAGAGTATTGGCCCTGACATGGATCAGCACTGTCATGATACAGCGCAATTTGGGCACAACCAGAAGTGCCTAGTACTGCAGTGAGTATAATACTTGAGTAAAGTTTCATTATGCGGCCTCTTTCATTGTGATCAATGCGTTGACATATTTGATCTGCTTGGCCTGTGTGAGTGTAATGTTAAATGCGGCCATCAACTCTGCTACATTTAGTTCATCAACTACTTTGCGGGCATTTGCGTTAGTTTGAATCATATCAAGTAAAGTCATTTCTCTCTCCTGTTTAGTGTGTGTATGTGTTTATTATACTGCAGTCTGATTTGTGCTATCTTCACGGTTCCAAACGGCTAGTTGTACGCGTTTAGCGTCCATACCGTTTTTGAGTAGATCGAAAAGAAACTGAAGTTGGCCGTCAGACAAAGATGAGAAGAAGACTTCTTCACGGCTGTGTTGTTGGATACGATCACGAAGAGATGCATGCATTTTAAGATTTCCTTTAAGAGTTTAGGTTTTAACAGCTTTTGTTCTGCTGTTAGATGTATTATACTACAGTTTTCTGGTGTTGTACACAACTTTGTGCAGAAGTTGACAGATTTAGTCAACTATTGTGTATCCAGGATGATACAGGATGCATGTTTTTTGATGAAATATTGGTCCCGGTGCACCAAAACTCGCCGTCGTTCTCGAGATGTATAACTATCAACACGAAATCCCTGAGGTCACCTGAGGTCCTAATACACGAGTATTCATTTAATAGATGTCCCGCATGTACAGGAGATAGGATGTAATACTACAGGTTTCAGTTCTCTGCTATTTTCTATAACACGAGATTTTTATTTGAGGTACATATGTATTGGGTCTTTCATATCTCTATCTGGAATTTCCAGTTCTTATTATATCAGGATTTCCAGTTCTTATTATATCAGGATTTCCAGTTCTTATTATATCAGGATTTCCAGTTCTTATCTCTTTCTTTAAGACCTGATTCATATAAATTTCTTCTTATATAATATACAACATACATACATATAGTGTATTACTTCTTTCAGATGATTCATCAGCACACCAATTCCTCTGTAAGAAGTAATACACTATATAATGTATTATATCTTTTTAGTGCTGAAGAGAATATCGAATCCAGTTTCTTTCAGAATAGAGGAATGCAACTCAACTAAATCTACTGGTTTTTCAGTAGACCAACCATCATGTTCTAGAAAGCATTTATTTCCAGTTCGATGTAAGTACTCTTTAACTACTTCTAATACTCTTCTTTCTAATTGTCTATACAGCGCAGTTTTATGTTTTCCAGAAACTGGAAGTTTTCTAATAACTCCATTCTTTGTTTTGATTACCTTTCTGTACATAGTTGGTGATATATATTCCCACATCACTTTAATGTCTTCTCTTAATCCTACCAGAATTGGATGCTGTTGTAAGAATTGGATGATAGAGATATCGCCACTCAGTTCTGCATAACTACCTGACTTGTGATATGAACTAATAACACCACCCTGAAATAGTGCATTTATTAGTCGTTTAATAATCTGTTCGTCTACACCACATTCTTGAGCTAATCTTTTTCTAATAGTTTTTCTGTTTTTAATGTAATCTCTTAAATGAAACAGATATAAATCCATTGGACCCTGCAACCAAGTACCATCACTATCTAGAATCTCTGGTATCTGTTGAGAGTATTGATGTAATAATGTCGGAGCAGAACATACAATATCATATGTATATACTAATCCTGCAGAAGATAAGATTGCTTCTTTATCCGCTCGTGGATAACTTTGCATTGGATGCCATAATCTGTGGCTGCTATCTTTATAGACCAGACCAGAATCTAACTCACATTTAAATTTCTCTGAAAGATGTAATACACTATATGTATGTATGTGTATATTAGATAGAGAAATAACACGAGTTTTTTTATTAGATAATAAACCGAGTTTTTTTTCTAGTAGATCGAGACCTGTTTGATTAAGAATATACTTCTTAGTTATTTTCTGGTCTTTATTGAATCTATCATCAACACAGATGAGAAGTTGATCTCGACAATATTGTGATAATGGATTAGTAGCACAACCAAAATTATTCTTGTGATGGATCCATCTAGTACCAAGAGAAACTGGTTTATCTTGTCGTAGATATTTCTTTGCAAAAGAGATTGCAGAGATTATGCGAGATCGAACTCGTTTATCAGAAAAGTTAGGTGTATAGGTCATGTTGAGCCACGAAGTTAAGTTTATTTATCATTGTACATCATCCACATGGAGATGTACACTACTATTTTTACATCAGAAAAGACAAAGAGTCCCATGACGGACTCTCTGCTCGACTGCTCAAAATGGCTCAATACTCGGAGTACAGTCTCGATAGTGATCAAGCTATCGTACCCTTATTTATACGCAGTAGGAGTGCCCGTCTATTTTGTTCGTACAATACGTTGAACAGACAAAACAGCTACGCTGAAATCTTCTGTGTTGTGAGCAGCATTCAATTTTGCAGCTAATCTTATTGCATGTCCTGCTTCTGGAAAAGTAGTCTTGCCGTACTTATAACCAAGATACGCTACATCTGGATTACTCTTCCTTACTTTAATTGCTCTTCCTCGGTAGAGTACAGCATAAACTGCATCAGCATCACACACTTCATATAGTGTATTACACTCCATGTGTGAACATATTATTGTTGGTTTAGGTCTTGCCATTTCTTTGATTCGCCTATTAATTTATATACATAAGATTCTGATGTGTTATATACAACAGCAAGTTCTCGTGCCTTATAACCGTTTGCATAATCAGACAGAAGTGCAGCTGCATCTATCTTTGGCTTTTTAAAGTTTTCACCAAGAGGCAGACCAGCTCGCCATTTTCTAATAACATAGTCAATATTCTCAGCTGGAAATTCCAATATCTTAGAGATTTCAACTCGTGTTTTTCCAGCATCCAATAACTTATAGACTGCGGCGTGATCTAGTTTTCTTCGTTCTCTTCGACCAACTGTAGGATCAACTGCTCGTATAGCAGCATTGATAGGAGTATTCCACCAAGTAAATGCGGCACCATGTTCTTTATATACCGCAATCCAATGTAGCACTTCAGACAGAGGAACTGCTGCAGCAACACCAATTGCTCTGTGTAAATTTTTTGTAGTTCTACTTGATGCTATACTGCTTGGTGCTGGTATATCGAACCATCTAAACAGTTCACGATGCATACCAGTTATTGGTAGACCATAACCATTTTCTGTTTTATACCATACACCAGCAATAGAGATCTCTCCAGTAGTAAGCGAACCGGGTTGAAATGTTGTATCATCAAGAGATGCAACATCAAGAGATCTGCGCAGCCAACTTCGTGGACTACCCAACGGACCGTTGGTACCATATTGAGCTGCTGTTTGTGTATGTGTCCATAAATCTTTATTCATGCTTTATTTACTCTCGTAAATAAGTGCCGTTAAGATTTGTTTTCTAATTTTTCTTTAGTTCTACCAAATGCAGTAATACCTAACACAGCACCCATCGCAACGTGAAATAAACCTGCACCTTGAAGAGTTAGTGGTTGCCATTGTAGTTCTACTTTACCACCATTACCAAGAGCTTGAATAACACTCCAGAGAATTGGTGCAATCATAAAGTCAAATAGACATATAGACATATACATCCAACCCATCATTGGTCGCCATTTGTTGTTTACCCAATCTGTGTTGGTATTCTCTATTTCAGAATGAGCACCTCCAGCAGCAGTGATGCTAGCCGCTCCCGCGGTGGCAGCAATAGAAGCACTAACATTATTAAGAGTAGAGGTGGAACTATTAATAGTTTCAGTACGACGAGACAGAGACGCCGTAGCAGCTTCCGAAAGTGGAAAACTAGTATCATCATAATCTTCATACTTAGGCATTATTTTAGATGTGTAATCACATATCCCAGCATGGCCAGTAAGCCAACAATAACGGTAGCAGTAGCGGTGATCACGGTCTTGAACTTTTCATCTTTGGCAGCACTCAGCATTTGTTTGATCTCGCCAAACTGCCGATCATTGGTTTGTTTGAGTTCTTTAAGATCACGACTCAGAGAGTCAAAACGAGTTTCTATACTATCCATACGATTTTCAATGGCCTTATAACGCTCGGAGCACACTTGCTCGTGAGTGCTTAATCTTGCTTCTGTTGAGTCTATCTGGCTCACGGCTTCAGTTTCCTTTTTAAGTTTTCTAACTCTTGTTCTCTTTGTGCTCGTAGCCATTGATTGTGTGCTGATCGTGTCCATAACAGTTCCTTATCAACAACTATGTCGTCGAGATTATTTCTTTTTCTTGGCGGCGTTAGCCTGACTGGCTCTAATGGCCCTAGCCTGAGCAACTGCTCCAGCACGGGTGGGGTAAACTTTACCGGTCTTTCCATATTGGTATCCTTTTCCGCCTCTGGGGCCAGTTGCTCTGTGTATAGGCATATTTATATTCCTTATGCGGCTGTCATGTATTCACATGAAGCATAATTGCCTACGCAATATACTGTGAATATAATTCGTGCTCCGTTGGCAACGGTGGTTCCTGTGTTATCACTGATTTGTGTGCCATTATTACGGATACGCAAATCACCATTACCTACAGTTGAACCAGAATTGTTGTAAACCAGGATAGCTTGGTGTCCACCTTCGCCAGCAACAGTCAAGTTGTCAACATCAATGTATGTAGGATCTGTGCCTGCTGTGAGTGTCAATTCAATAAAGTTATTGACACCTGCGGCTGGAGTGTATGTAGATCCACGAGCAATTGACGCAGTTGTCACAGCACTACGATGCGGCACACTGTTTAAGATCTTGGTTGCAGAAAATGTTGCAACATCAGTTAGTGTGTTTCCACCAGGTGTTGCCGTTGGTGTAGCCACTGCTTTGATTACAGTGCCACTGAGTTTGGTTTCCAGCAAACGCAATGATGTCATTGTTGAGGTATTTTGATCACCATTGGCCACATCAAAAGAGATTGACGTATCACCAGTTGTGCTGTAAGTGCCTGATATTTGTGCCAAGTTGTATCCTGTGCCATTTGAACCTGCGGCTTGTAATCTAAAACTTGCACCATCGTTTGTAGCAGGAGTTGTTGTGGCTGTGACTGAGTTACGCAAGAAGGCAACTGGTCGTGTGCCTGTGTTGGCACCACTTGTTCTAATAAAGTTGGTGATACCGTCCACGTTGCCCATGGTGATACCAGTTGAAGCCAAAGTCATATAGTTGGTTGCAGTCACTGTTGAACCAGTAATAACTTCATTGGCAAATGTGTAAGCGTTTGACTTAAATGTTGCCGCACTGGCAGTAAGATCCATAAAGTTGAATCTGTTGGCTGGGGTCATAGCAGTTGAGTTAGCAAAACCACGAATACGGAAACCAGTGCCGGCGGCAGTAACCGTATTTGCAGCCGCAATTGTTCCACCTGTTGTAAAGCCAGTTGTTGCGTTGGCATAACTGATACTGCTTGTAGTAGACGCAGTAATTGTGTATGTGCCGTTGTATCCACTTGGTGTCATACCAGCAACAGTCACACTTTGACCCACTGTATAAGGTGCTGTGTTTTGTGTTGTGAATGTTAGTGTTGCTGTGGTGCCTGTGCCACTCGCACCTGTGACTGCTGTAGTGACCGTAGTTGAGTTTGTAAAGGCTTGACGAGCATAAGCCTGTGCTTGAAGTGGTTGCAGTGATGTTGTGCCAGCACCTTGGTTGGCAGTGGCAATTTGACTTGCGTAGTTGTTGCTGGTGCCAGCAGTATAACCATCAAAGTTGTTGGCTCCTAACACTTGGTTAATGCTTACACCGCCTGGTGCTGAACTTGTGCCACTTGCACCACTTTGTTGAATAGCGGATGCATTGTTAGTGCCAGCAGTAGTGTCACCTGAATGATAACGCACAGCAACAGCCGCACCATAACCAAGTCCACCTGAGTTTGAACTGACCACAATGCCGTTTTGTCCTGCTATTGTTGTTAATGCACTGGCAGGAGGGACATAAGCAGTATTGCGAGTTGCAACCAATTGTCCCAACACATAGTTGTCATCTGTGATGTTTGCATCTACTGTGTCAAAAACAACATCATCAGTTGTGCCTACTGCTTGTCCAATGGCAACTGAACCGTTGGTAATTGTGACACCTGTGCCGCTAGAGAAGTGGGCTCGCACTTCTGTAGGGCTGGGGCCAGTATATGTTAATACACCAGTACCAGAATTATAACTAAGAGATCCATCGCCACCAGTATCAGTTGCAGATACTGCGCCACGAGCGCGAGCATCTGTGTAATATAGATTAGTTCCTTCTGCCAAAGAAGTAGTTGTTTTAGTAGCAAAGTTAGCATCTACACGAGTTTCTGTGTAGTACCTATTAGTAGTGCCTTCATCTAAGTTGTCTGTGTCTAAACCATCAACCACGCCAGCATCAGAGATGCTGATGCCGTCTCCGATGTCTAATCCATTTTTTACTCTAAAGTTTTTATTGCTCATAATTCATTTTCCTTATTAAGCTGCGATACTTGTCTTAGTGACTTTGTATACTGTTGATGCGTTTGTTGGAGTGACCAACAATCTTACTAGTGATCCAGAAATGTCAGCACTCACTGTAGTTAAACTAGAGTTGCTCATCATTTCACCATATGTAGTAATATATGCAGTTGTGCCATTATGCATAACTAAACATTCAAATACATGAATATCACTACCACTAGTTGCTTGAACAATGTATTTAGCAGTTTTGCCGGTTGATACATCAAAACTATTCAACACTTGATTAGCTGTTGTAGTACTAGTTGTAAGAGTGAATGAAGACAGAGTAGAATAACTTCCAACATCTAAATTACCAACTACTCGTACATTAGCACCAGTTAAATCAAGTGCTAGGTCTGTGCTACTGTAAATGTATCCATTACTGCCAAGGGTTAAGTTGCCGGGTAGAACTGTATTACCACTTTCATCTAACAATTTTAGAGTTCTAGTTGGTGAAGTTCCAGCAGCGAAATTTCCACCAGTGCTGTATTGACGAACATAGATTGGTTCAGTACCGTTATCACCAGTTGCAATTTCTAAGTATCCTTGATCAGAACCGATCTGACCACCACGAATACCAGCATAATCATTATTTCCTGTATTGAATACTACACCACGAATACCAGTAGTTGGTTGTCTAAACACAAGATCAGTATCTACTTGTGCGTTGATACTTAAATTGTCGATGTTAGAATCACCTACTTCTAAATCACTCGTAATGAGTGTATATCCATTAATAGTTGTAGGACCACCAACAGTTAGTTGACCTTCTGGTGAAATTAAGATGTCACCATTTTCAGATGCAATAACAAGATCACCAATTGTAGCTGTTATAGTATTATCAGTTGCTACACCGATTGTGATGTTATCTACAACAATACCATCATTTGTAAGAGTACCAACTTGTGTGATGTCAGCATTTACTTGAATAGTATTAGTAGCAGCATCTAAGATTAGATTACCAGAAGATGTAGTGATAGTATTATCATCACCGCCACGTGCAATGTCAACATTACCAATAAGAGCACCAGGCATATTCACACCAGTACTTGCAACCCAACGAGTTGTACTGTTTTGATAATTGAAAGTTGCAATTCCTGCACCATCACCAACTGTAATACCTGCTCCATCGGCTGCAGCACTAGTTGTGACACCTTTTGCAATTACAATATTCTTATCTTCTACTTCCAGTGTGTTTGTATTAAGTGTGGTTGTAGTACCATTAACCGTTAAGTCACCAGTGACGGTTAAATTTCCACCAACAGAGAGATCAACATCAACGACTGCAGAGTTATGAACAGAGAGCATACCACCAAAATGTGATGTTCCAACAACGCCTAAACCACCATCAGTCTGAATAGAACCACTATATACATCAGTAGAAGTATTAGTATTATCAACTGAAATAGAACCACCAACATGCAGATGTTTAACAATACCTACGCCACCTGCTACTTTTAACGCACCAGTTGTTTGGCTGCTACTTTCAACAGTTGACAAGATTTCAGAAACTGATGTAGTACTACCAATATTAATTGTAGATACATTAGATGGCAGAATACCAAATGTAGAAACATCAGATCGTATTTCACCACCGTTAATGTTAATATCACCACTTACTTGAATACCACCAGTCACATTTACACGATATGAAGTATCTACATCACCACCAATACCAATTTTATTAGCAGTAGCATCCACGATTAGTGTATTAGTATCTACAATTAGATCGCTTCCTACATATAACTTATTAGGAACTCGTGTATTACTATCAACACCAAGCAATTCTAATTCAGCAACGATTGGTGTATCTACATCCCATGGTGTTGCATGTGCAGTTCCGCTACCACCATATTTTCTAACAATAATCTTTTCACCAGTACCTGGATCATTACCGTTATCACTGATAGCAAGCATTAAGTAGCCATCATCATCACCACTACTACCAGCACCTACGAACCATTTGTCATCAAGTGAAACATTACCACGAATACCACGAATTGTATTCACACCATCTTGACTATTAGTAGTATTGAAACTTACGAATGGTTGACTTCCTGTTAAGAGTACTTCATTAGCTACAGTCAATAAATTAGGCATACTAACATCAGTACCTGATAGAGTAATTGCAGTCTGATTAGAAGATGAAATGATGTCATTACCAGTAATCTTTAAATCACCAAGAATAGTCACATCACTATTAGATAGTTGAATTGTATCTACACCAGTACTACTCTGAATAGTGTTGCCATTTACTTTAATATCACCAGCAAATGTGGTTAAAGTATTTGATGTGAGTGTCATATTGACTACACCATCACTACTACGAATATCACCACCACCTACCTTAATGTCTCCACCAACATTAAGTTGTCCACCAGTATTAATAGTACTACTACTACCACCAATATTCAGTGTGGTCACACCAGTGTTAAACAACGAAGCAACACCAGATGTTGAAGTAATATCACCGCCATTAACTGCAAGATCACCACCTACAGTTAAATCTGTTCCAACGGTTCCTGATGTACCAACAGATAGAGAAGTACCAGCTGCTAAAGAAGTACCAGCAGTAATAGAAGTACCAGCAACGATTGCTTTTTCTACACCAAGTCCACCATTCTGTACAACTAATGCACCAGTATCTTTAGTAGTACTATCTGTCGAACTACCAACTCTCATCACCGTACCAACATATAGTGCCTTCCCAACACCAAGACCACCCGCAGTTTTAATTGCACCAGTAGTAGATGAAGTACTATCAGTTGTAGATCTTACATCTAATACTGTAGATTGTGTAGCACCATTGTGATCTACATATGTAGGTGGAATAACCATACTACTCACATTTCGCCATGTGTTAGTGGCACCATCATATTCTAGGTGTTGAAATGCATCTAACGGAATACCATCAAGATCATGAATGCCAATGTCAACATCACTTAATTCATCAAGCGTACTTGCACCAGCAGGTAAACCTCCAACAGTAGCTGCATCACCTACCCATAACGGATTGATTGAGTAGCCAAATGGTATACCATACACATCAGTAGGACCAACTGCAAGACGAAGTGTTAATCCTTCACCACTAGTAAAGGTGGTAATTGCAACACCGTTCTTGGTTAAACTCAACTTAAATGCAGTATCAGTTAAGCCATCAGATAATACATAATAGACAGCGTTCTCAACGAAGCCACGTTCTGAATTGTCAATAAATTTTACTGCATCTCCAACCAGTAGTTTATGTGGTGCAGATGACGTGACTAAACTTCCACCTGTAATAGTAATCACATTAGTAAATGCAAGTTGACTATCAACAACAAATATAATCTCACCTTGTGAAGGTGTAATACCTAACCTTTCACGGTTAGTTCCTCGGCGTAATTGTAATGCCATATTTCAAATCCTTTTTAATATTCTGGAGGGTCAAATGTAAAGTCCTGAATCAAATCGTTTGCCAGAATTGTACTTTCCTCGGTTAAGTCACCTAAATCAAGGTTAAATGAATCACCTTGAGGTGTCTTAATAATACCACCATCTAATACCATAGCTGTTCTCATCAACCATAATCCATTGCGTGGAATAGTGAACTTACCAAAATCCATCTTGACAAGTTCTTCTTTGATATTTAACGCAGAAGCAGAATCAGGATTCCAGTAAACTACTGGCGGTTCAAGATCCACTTCACCTAATTCAGAGAATGGACCGTATGAACCTGCAATACCAAGACGAGCTTTTACGAAATATTTCTTGTTTAGTCCGTTAGCTGGTAAACTACTAATGAATGTATCACGAACATCGTTTTGATTAAACAACAACGAACTACCAGGTTCTGGTTTAATACTCTTTAAGTACTCATAAGTTGATGGCTTTGGATATGGATATTTAGCATAACCAACCGCAGTACCAGCGATATTAGCACCCTTGTTTAGTGTATATACACCAACACCACCAGTTGTTCCACTTATCTGATTTAAGATAATAGTGTTATTCAACAAGTTAGGCCAGTATCCTTTAATCTTCATCATGTCCTGTTGTGATTGCGCAATGTTTAGTTCATATACACCTCTCTTACCAGGAGTTCCGTCAGGTTCTGTATTCTCAAGTTGTTTCTTAATTCGTGTGAATGGTAATAAACCATTACCAACGATTTGAGTACCAGTATCCGCATGAGGTACAAGGGTACCGCTTAGTTCATATACATATAAACTTGTACCTACAATTTTAGCAGATGTGATTGCGCAACTCTCTACACCAAACTGCAATAAACTTTGATCGGCTAGTGGTTCACCAGAATGAGCAGTAATAGTGAGTTGATCATTTGCAACAGAACCCTGAATCTCACTTGCGTTTACAGTACCACTACAGATGATACGAGCAGTATTATTTGGTACTGTCTGATTTAGTGTATAATAACCAGTCTGACCATTACCATAGTAAGAACTTGCAAATGCACCGAATGCCTGAATAGATGTACCGTCTGGAATACCATAATCACCACCATATGCTCGACTTAGAGTACTATTCCAACCACTAATAGTTGTTGCTACTCCAGAATCTGTTTCACTTCGAACAACACCTGGTCCATACCAATCTACGACCCAAATATTATTACCATTTGCTTGAGCCATAAATCTCATATCACCACCTACACCAGCCCAGTCATCACCTTCACTATACCATAATTGAATTTCGTCGAATGGTCCACCAGTTTTTGGCAATTCAATCTTTAACTTAAAGTTAGGAACACCACCAGTACTATTCACACCACCTTGTACTGGTACAACAATAGGTGCAGGTATATTCACACTACTATCTCGTGGAATAATACCAATATTTCTGCTTGTGATAAATTCTGAAATACTTTCATCACTATACACATCAGCGTTATATTCAAGAGCTGTGATTTCAGCCATCAAACCACCACCCGCATCTTCAACTTCTTTAGCGGTTAGAACACGAAACTTTTTACCACCAGGAAATACTGGATCTCCCCAACCATATAGACTACTCTCTAATTGTATTACATCGCCAGCAGCAACTTGTAATCCATAATGTGTTGTTTTAAATCCAACAATGAGATCATCACGACTTTGCTTTAATTCTAAATTAGCAATTCGTTCTGCTTGTACATTGCTATTACACAGATCAAGTGTTAGACGAAGTGAATTGTCAGGTTCATTATAATTTCGTTCTGTTGAGTTGATTTCAATCGAACGAAATCCTCTTTGATCTTTTAGTTTTGCATCAAAGAATTCGATGTCTGACATATTATACAAATCATCAAGACGTGTTGAATTGATTTGGATACCGCCAATAATATTGTCGTCAGTAAATCTCAGAAGAGATGCAGGTATTTTTCTATTAGGATAACTAGCATTATACTCTACACCACGCTTTGGAATTATTTTCCATTGGCCAAGATTTACATCATAAGCTAACCACGCACCACCATTAGTTGCAATGGTATTAATGTTATCCATTACATTACTGTTGGTATCTATTAAACCATTAATAGTATAACGTTTTTGTGTTGTAGCAGGAGCACTACTACCAAATGGTTGATAGGATACTAACTCATTACAGAAGTTTGCGTAGTCACCAAGAGCTTCATCATTAATAGATGCGTTTCCAATAAATGCACCATAACGATCACTACGCATATAGTCATATAGAACAACAGCAGGATTATCAAGACTGTTGTGCAAATGGAATGTCATACTTGGAATACCAGTGAATCCCTTTTCAGCATCATACTTTATTTTTACAACAGCAAAGATTAAACCTTCCATACGTTCAGCACCAGGAAGGTTTGGTGCTTTCCATTCTTTACCTGTAGCAACAACTTGATATGCAGGTTTAGGAGAAGCGACTCCTAATGCACTAGTGTTTGTAGAATTGCGTGCATATACATACACTTCAGCGTGATCTTTAAAGTTAGTATCAGTATGATCTTCTTCGTTCTTAGCACCAGTTTCAGGATTGTAAGGTAGATTATCTACATACTTCTTACCAGATATAACTGGACCACCTTTATTAGTACCATCAAATACAAGTCGATTATCGTTCCAGTAGATGTCTTTTACTGTATATACATAATCACCAGTAATAGTAGATGAAGCGGTTTCAACTGGTGAAGATATTCTATAAGTACCAATACTACCGTAGATACCATCTAACCATTCTTCAACAACACCAATCTTACCACCAGCTGTGTTGTATAGTGTCATACCAACATGTAGAGTACCAGTACCATTTTCTGGAGCACCAGTCACATATAGTCTACTATTAGTAGCATTAACACTACCAGTAAATAGAGCATATTGATTATGTGTTTCACCAATGACCATAACATAGGTCATCCACTTGTTTTCATCATGCAAATAGGCATCTGTCACAATGCTAGGAAGAAATCCTTCTCCATATACAACAGGTATTTTATTAGAGGTATCAGGTGCAAGTTGAACACGAGTTCCTTGACTCTCCTGACCACCTCCACCTCCACCTCCAGGGTTGCCATTGATTAAACGGCTTGTGACCATTGCCAATCCTGTGGCAATGACAGAAGACAGAATCGTGGCTGCTAAACCTGTGACTCCAATCGCTCCAACAATATAGACCGCTATGGCCGTAAATGCAGGCATATCTTAATCCTTTAAATATAACTTTTCAGTTAAACGAAATCCTCGAGACTCCAAATCATAATCAGTAGTAGTACCCATTCGAGTTGTGAAATATCCGTCTATTTCACCTGCCGATAACAACTTCTCAGCAGTACTACAATATTTAACAAATAATTTTCCAGCACCTACAGTACCACGGTAATCCTGCTTTACATACCACACTAATTCTCTTAACGACGATTTAGTTGGTATCCATACATTAGCTTCTTTAACTGCTAATAGCATACCAACTGGAACACCGTCGACGATGTATAACCAACCCCATCCAATTTGAATAATAGAGAATGCAAGTCTTTTCAGATGTTGCATGTCAATATCATTAGTATGATTTGAATAACTTGTCTCAGACAAGAATTCGTATAGTAATGATGATACTATATTAAGATCACCTCTATCAATTAGTTTAATCATTTTTTATATGGTTTACCAAAGTCAAAACTTGCATTTTTCAGTTGCTCAATACGGCTGAAACTTAAATCAGATGTGATAGCATCAGTTATATTCTTTTCATACCATCGTTGTTGATATGAATTATTATTAGTTCGACGACCAGCAATTCTATTTTCAAGAACACCTAATATAGAACTACATTGAATACCAATAGTGTATGTTATTTCAACACCACCACTGTTGCCATCTTGAATATCTTCATTAATACCCCAATTAGTAATAACACCACTATATCGACGAAATACTTGTAGAACTCCATCTACTTTCTTAATCAATTTTGTGGCAGGATCAAAGAATACTCTATACACCCTAATTGCACCACCTTTAATTGGTTGTCCAATGATATTCTCAATATATTCAGGTGGAATTGCCGACAAACTAACAGATATCTCGTTATTAGTTGGTGATAGGTCTTGTTGTAGATTAGAGATTTCTAAGAAACCACCTAATGCAAGATAATCTTTGCCGTTGTATCGTATTGGATTATAGCAATTAGATATATACCAACGACGATCACTTCCCTTTGCCTGACCACCTTCTACATATGTACCACTACCGCTTCCAAATGCAGTACATTGAGTTGATGTGCAATCAATAACGATGTATGTACCATTATAACTATCTGGAGTTATTCCAGCAACGGTAATAGTTGTGCCAGACTCAAACGGTACAAATCCTGGATTAGTAAACGTTAGAGTCACAATACCCATAGCAGTGGATGCATTCTCAATATATACTTCTGTTGGAATAACAAGATCAATGAGAATGCCATGTTCGATCGACGTGTCAGCGACAGCACCAATTATAGTACTCATTTTACTACCTCCAACAACTGCACTTCACCAGAGAATTGTGCCAATTTACCAGGTTGTAAACTTACTGCTGGCATTGATGTGACTATAACACGCCAATTGCAATCATTACCTACAATGATACGATCCTGATTATTTGTAGAACTGAAT